GTCGGGTTTTGTATTCAGCGGTCCACCTGTACTGCTCAGAAACAGGCATAGCGACACTTCGCAGAAGGGAAGTGATCCGACATCTAGGGAGACAGAGATGAGCCAATTCTGGCAGACGGTCTACGATCATCGCTTCGCGGTGGGAAGCTCGGCCTGGTATATCGTATCGGCCCTAATCGTGACGATGCCAGCCAAAGGAGAGCCGTCTAGTCTGTACAACTGGTTCTACGACTTCACCCATCTTCTGCTGAACCTAAAGCCTATTCCTGCATTCAAGCAGAGTGAGCAATCCTCGCAAACAAAAGATTCTTCTGGAGCAATCCAGACCGAAACGGCAAAGGTTACGGAGCAATCTGCCCTCCCTTTGGACCCCAAGAAATAAAGGAGAATTCCATGTCATTTTTGAGCTCGGTAGGTAAAGGCTTCAAGGCTGTATTCGATTGGCTAGCAAGCCCCAAGGGTCAAGCCGTACTGGTTACGGGCGGAGATGTTGTTGCGACGATTGACCCTGCGCTGGCTGGCATTGTTGGCTTGGCTGAGAGCTGGATCCAGAAGGTTATCACCACAGAGACCATCGCAGCCGCGGCCGGATCTCAGCAGGGAAGCGGAGCGCAGAAGGCCGCAGCCGTTATCTCTGCAATCCAGCCTGAAGTCTCCAAGTATTTCCCCACAGCCACAGCCGATCAGATCGAGAAGGCAAATGCTGCGATCGTGGCGTTTCTGAATGCATTCGAAACCCCGGTAGCCGGAGCGTAGGTTGGACTGGTCAGCATTCTCCGCCATAGCCTCCATCGTCAGTATCCTCTGCACGATCGGTGGAGTCGCGTATCTGGCGGGGAAGTTTAGCCAGCGCATCGAGAACGGTGAAGGGCGCTTGGACGATCACCACGAGCGCCTGAACACCCACGATGAACGCTTGGGGAAGCATGAAGTGGATATCGGCCGCCTGAAGGAGTGGAAGGAAGGCTTTCACCTCGGCGCGAAGATGGTTCAAGACAAGGGCCAATGAAATCCCCGGGCGAACTCGCAGAACTGTATGCCGCACACAGCATCCTGCTAAGAGCCTTCGACTACCTGATGGACGAGCACAAGACCAACATAGACGCACTGCTAATCGTGCTTGACGATCGCGTGCTGATACAGGAAGAGATCGTGAACAACATGTTTTGCCAAGCGGATGGTTGCCGATAGGAGGACTGAGCGATGAGCCCTTGGATATTTATCGCGGTTCCGCTGTATGGCGTGTTCTGCTGCGTTGTGGGCATCTGTGTAGAGCGGCGTAGTTGGCATAAATACCTAAACTCTCGGGGAATAATCTGATGCTGATTGATCCGAACGACATCCTCTTATTCGGGATCATTTTCTTCGGCGCCGGCTTCTGCCTAGGCTGCATCTGGGATCACATCTGGAATAGGCAGCCACGTGACGCTCGCGGAAGGTTTGTAAAGCGATGAAGATGTCTTTGCACCGGAAAGCGGAGATCATTGATTACGTGGGCATGACGGTGGTCGGCTCACTGCTCCTGGGCTTTATTGCTTGGTGCATGTGGGTGTGCTGGTAATGAAGACCTACGAGCTTGCGTGCCCTGTATGCGCACAGCAACCAGGTGAGCAGTGCAAGGCTATCGACGGGTCCTTTATGTCGTCCCCGCACTCAGAACGCTTTACCGCTGCGCTGATGTGCTCAGGCGAGAGACAGTTCACAGATGGCCAGATTGAAGACGCGATCAACAGTTTGGACTTGATATGAAAGCCCGCATTGCTTGCTTCGGCCATGGATGGTCGCTAGAGACTTCGGGAACCACTTACTACGTAGGGAGCTTTGGAGAATGCATTATCCTCTTCGACTCGCTATGGGGTGCGATCGCGGCTAAGGCGTTACAAGATTCGTGCACCATGAAACGGTTAGGACTTCAATCTACAGGGACGGCATAACGATATGGCCAAGCTAACAACTTCTGAGCGTAACTCACTGCCCAACTCGGACTTTGCATTAGGTGGCCGCAAGTATCCGATTGAGAACCGCTCTCACGCCGCTAACGCCCTGTCGCGTGTCTCTCAGAATGGCACGCCGGAAGAGAAGGCGATTGTCCGCAAGAAGGTAGCCGCGAAGTACCCAGGCATGGGGAAGAGCGAGACTAATCCGGTTTATGAATAACGTAGATTCAAGGATTCAAAACTCGTAATTTCCAACCCAATAAAATCAACGAGTTATGAAACCTAAACGAAAAATAGGTAGACCCACATCGGCGGAGGTTCTAGCAAGGCGCGCAAGTGCGGCTGAAGTCTTGCAGGAGATCGACCAGCAGCGCATGTGGACCAAGTTCCTTTACTCGGAAGACGAGCGGGTAAGCCTGGATGCGTGGAAGTATCTGAACGACAGGGTACACGGCAAGCCTAAGCAGGCCGTCGAGAATACTGGGCCCAATGGTGGGCCGTTAGAACTTGCTCTCAAGCGAGTAGTGACCGACCTGTGAAAGTTCAGGATATCCGCTTCTCCGAGCTGATGAAGCCCACGGCGAGGCAGAGAGACGCATTCAAGGCATCAGACACGCACCGGTTCACGCTGTATGGTGGCGCTGGTGGTGGTGGCAAGTCATACTTCCTGCGCTGGTGGTGTCTACGGCAGCTTTTGAAGCTTTACGCTGAGACCGGCATTGAAGGTATTCGCGTCGGGCTGTTCTCGATGGACTATCCAACGCTGACGGATAGGCAGATCAGCAGAATCAACCGAGAGTTTCCGGAATGGCTAGGCGCTCTCAGAAAGACGCAGGCCGATGGCTACAATTTTCAATTACTACCGGATTTTGGGGGCGGGACGATTGCACTCCGCAATCTTGACGATCCGAGCAAGTACCGTTCGGCGGAATTCGCAGCTATCGCGGTCGAAGAGCTTACGGAAAATAGTAAGGAAACTTTCGATGATTTACGTTTTCGTCTTCGCTGGCCGGGTGTATCGCGCCCCTGCTTTGTGGGGGCAACTAACCCCGGAGGAGTTGGACATCATTGGGTCAAGGATTTCTGGATAGACAAGAAGTTCCCCAAAGAACTAGAGCGATTCAAGGACGAGTTCTGCTATGTTCCGGCAGCGGTGCTCGATAACCCGCACATCACACAGGATTACTACCAAGATCTGTTGTCGCTGCCCGATGCAAAGCGCAGGGCGCTGGCTGAAGGCGACTGGAGCATCCCAGAGGGTCAGTACTTCACCAACTTCGAGCGCAAGGATAGAGCAATCCATCCTACGATTCTCGGGCAGATTATAAAGCCGTGGTGGCCGAAGTGGATCTCGATGGACTGGGGCTTCAAGCATCACAGTTCGATTCACTGGCACACGACCGGCGATGTAAGCCCTGAAGAGGCTGCGATGTTCGGCAAGACGCTGGACAAGCCGAAGAAGTTTGTATTCACGTACCGCGAGAAGGTAGTTAGCTTGGCGCAGGATGGTGGCGATGAAGAAGGATTGGCCGCACAGATTGGGATCGCCAGCAAAAACGAGCAGATCAAGCGATTCTTCCTATCGCCCGATGCCTTTGGAAAGAAGACTAGCGCTAACCCAACAAGTGACGTTCTTGGAAAGGTATTACGCGTACACGGCCTTCCGCTCCCTGAGCCTGCAGACAATCAGCGAGTAGTTGGCTGGCGATTCATGTACCAACTCATCCAGAACGACGCTTGGATGATCTCTGAGAACTGCCCTGAGGCTTTGAACGCTGTACCGGCTGCTGAGTACGACAAAGACGGCTCGAACATAGAAGACATTCTGAAGACGGATCACCTCTACGATGACGTGATCGACGAGCTTCGCTACGGCCTGCAGTCGATGCTCAACAGCGGCAAGAAGCCGTTTACTGAGCAGCTACAGGAAGCGATCGCAGCCGCACCGAACGCCAACGTGGCCCACATGGTGCACATGAAGATGCTAAGCCAGCAAAAGGGAAGGGCGAGGTATACGGGGAGATAAGCATGGAGATCCTAGGCGTGTTGCTCGGCATAACGATGACGGTTCTGGCTGCGTTAGTCGTATACGGCTATTGCGAGCTAAAGAAGCTAAGGCAGTTCAAGATCGCCACGGCAGATAGCATCCTCCGGGAATCGGACGTGATTCATAAGAGGCTGGCAGTTCTGGAGAAGCGCAAGGCCAAGGCCAGCCCAGAGTTCGAGGCAGGCGGAACGGGAGGCACCGTGGGATTTGGCCCTATTCCACAGAATAACGTTGCGCCGCAGCCCAGAAAGGGAGTTCGTATGCGCGCATGGAGCGAAGACATCGGAGCGGCGGGGGAGGCTCAGTGAGCCAGTTATACGCGATAGGTGGGAAGACAATATTTCCCGTAATCGATAACCCTGCCAATGAAGGGGGTTGGCTTCCTCCGCGAGAAGAATGGGTGATTACACGCTGGATTTCCGTTGAAATTCCAGAGGACGAACAGCTAAGGTATCGCCTTCTTGAGCTAGGAGATACCAATGGATGCAAGTTGATCGACAAGACTAAGCAAGAGTATGAGGCCCAATGAGCACAGCGCCAATCACGCCTGACGTCGAGCAGGAACAAGACGAGACGCAGGACCAGGCGCAGCCAAAGCTGTCTGAAGCTGCCACCAAAGCGCTAGAGACCATCTTCCAAGGGATTATGAAGGAAGAGATGGCTGACCGGCGTGCTGAGGTACGCAAGGCCTGGCAGCAGCGTAACTTTCGCAATGGGCATCAGTACCTGTGGTGGGACGATAAGAACGGGCTCTATTGCGACCCTTCGGCTTCAGGGCAGGAGCTTCCGCGGTTCATGGATGTGTACAACATCTACACGCCGCACTGGAGAAGCTTTGTATCGATCCTGAGCCAGAACCCCCCAGGCGTAAACTTTACCCCGAATGACCTGCAAAAGTCGCGGGACATCATGGGAGCTGCGTCGGCAGAGAAGATGCGGCACAGGGTTGACCGCACGGTTGCAATGGGTGACCGGCAGGCCGAGGTATCCAGCTACTTCTGCACCGACGGCCGTACGATTACGTGGACGCGCATTGACGATAAGGGACGCCTCTGCATCACGACACACGGCGTACTCGAGTCTAAGGTGCCTATCTTCTCCCGCAAGTTTGAGAAGTGGGGATACTGCGTTCTCTCAGAAGAGGGCGACCTGTGGGAAACCAAAGAGGAGTTTTCTGATTTTGCCGATGATATTCGCGCTGACTCAAATGATTCTAGCGAAAGCTATTATGAGCGCTATGCACGCCTCGGTATTCTGGCCAATCGCCGCGGTGGGTCTACGAGGGACGAGGCCCTCAAGAATCTTGTAACGCGCCATGATGCTTGGATTCGACCAAGCCGATTTCGTAAGGCCGGTGAAGCTGAGCGCGAGGAGCTGAAGAAGTTCTTCCCCGAAGGCGTACACGCCACGATCGTAAGCGGTAAATGCGTGAAGTACGAGGCGCAGACGCTAGAAGATGCGTTGTGCGTAGAGTTTCCAGCACCAGGGCAGGGAAATGCGCGGCCATCGATGCTGTATGACCTTGTACCGATCTGCCAAGCGCTGAACGACTCGCTTAACATGCTGCGTGAGCACGTAGACTTCTCAATCCCGGCAACATGGGTGTCGGATTCGATCGACACTGAGGCCCTTGCAGAGCAGAAGTCCGCACCAGGGGTAATTCATACGCTTACCGTGCCTCCTGGCGCCAGCATTCGCGATCTAGTTCTACAGGAGGATGTACCGCAGCTTCCGCCCGAGCTAGTGGCCAATGTCGATCGGTATCTATCGTTGGCTCAGTTTGTGACCGGAGATCTGCCGGCTCTTTACGGTGATGGCACGACCGACCAGGAGACATATCAGGGCCAGAAGATGCTGTCAGACCAGGCAAAGGGACAACTTTCTCCGGCATGGGCTGCAGTCCAGAGGATATTTGCTGGCACATATGATATTGCAGTAACGCTTGAGGCCCAGAGGGTAGCGGATGAACCGCTGATTACCGTGCCGGGACCATCTGGTCAGCTTCAGTTCAGCCCTGCGGCTATTCTTGATGGCGAGTGGGGCTGCTACGCAAACAAAGACTCGGCGTTCCCCGAGACGACGGCAGATCAGAGGGCATCGCTTCAGCAGGTGTTAGGGCAGCTTAGTCAGGCACCTGAAGGTCAGAAGATTACCTTCCACCCCGACAACCTGAAGCTCATCAAGCAATATTCAGGGCTGAAGGATTTAGTAATTCCCGGAGCGGAAGCAAGAGACAAGCAGCTGCGCGAGATTGAGCAGATGCTGCGCGAGTCTCCGGTTCCGGATCAGAACAGCCCAGACTTTCCCACATTCATCCAGCAGGCCCAGATTGCGATCACGTCAGGGCAGCAACCGCCCGAACCGCCCATGACGTCATCGGTACCTATCGGCAAGTACGACTACAACCAAGACGAGCTAGACAAGTGCATTGAGTGGCTGTCATCTCCAGCTGCCTATGAGGAGATTCAGAAGGGCAATCAAGCAGGCGTGCAGAACGTCCAGCTTCATGCGGACCTTCATGCCGATGCGATAGCCAAGCTGGCCGCTGCCAATGCTCCCAAGCCTGAGCCGATGAAGATCAGCGCGGCATTCAAGGATCTGGACAGCGCCACAAAGGTGCAGGCGTTGCAGCGAGACGGGTATCAGCCCGACAAGGAAGCATACGACACAGATACCGTGCTCGATCAGCAGAACGTAGCAGCTACCACGCAGGACAAGGCTGCCAGCGCTACGCATAAGTCAGTGTTGGCGGCCAAGGAAGCTGTTGCTCCTGTCAAAAAGTCGCAGGTTGACGAGGTGAAGGAAGAGTAATGGCCAATATCACCTTCAAGCGTGTAGCTAACGGGTTCGATGTGACGGATGTGGGAGGCACCACTACGGTGGTTATGTCCGATATTCCCCTGAAGTTCCTAAGCGAAGGCCTAGCCGCGCAGGGTTATACGCAAACGCAGATCCTACAGCTCCCAGTTGGTCAGCAGATTACGGTGACGGTATAACCATGAACTACTGCATAGAGAACTCTAAAAATTACCATTTATTCAATGTGGATATGGATAGGGTGGACCACAAAGAATACAGGGGAATCAACTGGAAAATATTCAAGTTCTGCTGGTTTATTGGCATAGGCAGATATCTTCTCCAGATCCTAACTCCATGGTTCTCCCTATCTATTTCTAGCGGACACCAGGAGTTTTTTACAGGCGTTAGGTGGTACGGATTGAGGTTAAATTGGAGCCATCCCGAGAATTGGAATATCCAAGAGGGCGGACTACTGTTCACTAAATCAGATATGACATTATCTTTCACGAAATCAGAAAAGCAGAGGGTTTACTAAATGCCTGAAGAACTCGGAACGGTACTCGATACCGACCCGGAAGTCAGCGCAGAGGTAGAAGTTGAGCAGCCCAATGAAGTACAGCCGGAAGAGGGTGCAGAGCCCGTAGAAGTTGAGCAGGAAACAGCGCCAGAGCCTAAGGGCGACGAGCGCGTACTTCCGCAGTGGATCCGCAACCTCAAGACTACCGACCCGGCAGCCTTCAAAGAGGCCAAGGGACAGTTCTTCGGAAAGCGCACGCTCGACGAGAAGCTGAAAGACTTCGATCTTGAAGGCGTCAAGGGATTTCTCGAGCAATACGGCGGCCAGGAAGGTCTCAACGAGAAGCTTACCGACCTGCAGGGCAAGGCTGAGGGATTCGATGGCGTACTGAGCAAGCTTGAAGCCGGAGACGCGTCGCTCATCGCAGACATGGCCCAAACTTCGCCAGAGGGATTTGCGAAGATCGCTCCGGCAGTGATTGAGCAGTATCGCCAGACCGACCCCGAAGGGTGGGCAGCTGATATGTCCGCGGTAATGGCAGCCACGATTCAGCAGAACGGCATACCCATGTTCCTCGAGAAGATGGACATGATGCTGGAGTTCGGCAAGGCTGATGATGCTCGAACCATGCTGCAGCAGTTGAAGGGATGGGCCTCAGGATTCTCTCAGGCGGCACAGGCACCACGCCAGCAGGTAGCGCAGCCGAAGGGCGTAGATAAGCTCGCAGAGCGCGAACAGGCTATCGCACAGCGCGAGCAGCAGATCTTTACGGACGACATCAAGAAGAGTGCAGACGAGTTCCGCATGCCGTCTATTACGAAGGAGCTGGAATCGTTCTTCTCCCGTCGGCCGAAGGACAACGACGCGAAAGAGCTTGCCATCCAGACGGTAAAGTCTCAGGTCGTCGAGCGCATGAAGGCTGACAAGGATTACCAGAACAAGCTTACGGCGTTTACCTCCCGCGGCGACAAAGAAGGAGCGTTGAAGCTGCTCAAGAGCCGCGAAGCTGCTGCCATCTCGGAGATTGCGCCCAAGGTTGGCAGGATGATATTCGGCAACCCTGGAGCGGCAAAGCAGGAAGATAAGAAGCCAGAGGTAGGCCAAAAGGCTAATCCTGATGCTGGCTTCACTCTGGTGCCTGCGATGCCTAAGCCGCAGGACGTTGACCAGTACCGCACCACTGACGCCATGAAGATGCGTGGAAAATTCATCCTCAAAGATGGCCGCAAGCTTCAGGTCGAAGGCTTCTAAGGTTTAAAAGTTAGATTTGTGCGGCGGCGTGGATGGACACGCATCATAGCCCTCTAATGGCAGAGTACGGCCCGTATTTTAGGCAACGTGACAATCTCTGATAGTCGGTATCAAGCCCGGCCCGCACAAAGGTTTTAGAAACACCGCACCAAACCACAAAGGAACGAACTAGAGGGACCGGACACCCTTGAATAAACCGGAGTTATTCCCTTGTGTAGCAGTAAACCCACCAACAAGCAAAGAAACAGCACGGCTCAGGCTGGCCGGAAGGCAAAAGAGCGCTCGGTGAGATCCCCTAAAGAGATCCCATCATGGCAACAGCATTGAATGCAGGAACACTAGCCCTCCAGCTGGAGCGCGTACGCCGTACGATTCCCCAGCTCTGGTTCAACGAAAACGTTTTTCTCACCAAGCTTCAGACCCGCGATGACATGGAAGTGTCTACTCGCCCCTCCCGCATCCCCCTGGACATCCAGGCTGGCGGAAACGGCGGTGTAGTCAACCTGGATGGCGGAGACATGGGCCGTGGCTCGGCAGGTCAGCGCGCCGTAGGTCTTCTGTCGAATGCCTACTACCGCTGGGCTATCGAGTGGTCTGAGCTCTCCGAAGTCGCTAACGATTCTTCGGTGAAGTCGATTCAGAACTACGTGGAGAAAGAAGTCGCCCGCGGCATGAAGAACTTCCGCGCCTTCCTTGACTCTATCGTTCAGGGCAACGGCTCTGACCAGTTGGACACGGTTGTGGCTTACACTGCCGGCGATCCTTCGGTTACAGTCACGACCCCGACACGGTTCTCCGATCAGCAGATCATCCAGTTTGTCACTGGCGCTGTCGGTGGTGCAGTCAAGGGCACGGCAACGATCAGCTATGTTGATTACCTCAACAAGAAGCTGTTCCTTACCGCTGCTCCGGCATTCACCCCCGCTGCCAATGACTCCATCCTGGCAGAGAACGCAACCAACGTTGCTAACTCTGGCATGAACGGCATTCAGAACATGCAGGTGTCGTCTACCTCGGGCACCTTCCTTACTCTGAACCGAGCCAGCTACCCCGGACGTCTCACGACTCCGTACCAGTCTGGCGGTAATGCAGCAATCACTCCGGCGTTCGGTCGCCTCCTGCTCAACACGATGCGTATCCGCAACGGCGTTGAGGCTGGTGTCGAGTCGAACGGCTTCTTCTACATGAACCTCGATCAAGAGGCTGCATGGGAGAACACCGGTCTGGTGATTACGCAGAACATCATGCAGCAGATCACCGGAGACTCTTCGCAGGACCAGCTGAAGAAGCTGCCCCCGAAGACGCTGGCTGGCTACCCGATCGTTACCTCGGTCAAGGCGACCCAGGGACGCATCGACTTCATCGCTCAGAACCACTGGTTCCGCCAGGAAATCCTTGCACCCGACTTCTATGAGGTCGATGGCAAGACGGTATTCCCGATCTACGGTGCTTCCGGTGGCCTTGCCTCCACCAAGATCACCTATCTGGTCTTTGGCGGAAACGTAGCTACGGATGATCCTGGCGCCGGCTCATATGCCGACAACCTGGCCATCCCGAGCGGGTATTAACGAACGGCAGTGAGTAGGGAGGGGAAAACAAGCCCCTCCCTTTCTTGCGAGGATCATGCAAAACACTTCAGAACTCATCCACCACGACATCGACCTATCGGCGTACGGTAAGACTCCCTCCGGCAAGCCTCTGTTTCGCGTTATCTGGGCTCCAAACCGCGTGGAGAAGCTTCACTACCGAATCACCAAGCAAATGATCGAGGTCAAGATGTACCCCGACTGCGAGATGTGGGTACTGGAGAAGTGGATGAGCGCCCTTGACTATGCAGGGCCAAGAGATTCGTTCGATGAGCAGCAGAAGAAGTCGGAAATCAACATGGAATATCCAGCAGACGGCGAGTATGCCGAGTGCATGCGCTTCCCCTCCAACGAGGCCGTAAGAATGGCGCCCCAGGCCGTTGAGTTCTTGCTGTACGGCAAGGCGAACGTCAGCGAGAAGGAACGCATTCAGGCATTGAGGCTGCGCGAGGAATTGAAGGAAAAGGATCAGGATGAACGGGCTTCCGCAATCATCCGAGACGCCCTCAATCCACAGTGGTCTGGTAATCGCGTGAAGCTGTATGACGCCGCTGGAAACATCATCAACTAAGGAGCCACCATGAGCGTTAATGCTGTTGCGGTAGCCGCTGAAATCGACTCACTGAACCACAAGAATATTGAACCCCTGCCCCTGAGCCTGCGCCGTGCGGCAGAGGCGTATCACGTCTATGTCTTCAGCGTCGCTCCGCACCCCATTGGACCGCGTGCAATCGGTGTAGGCAGCTTCATCGTTCCCGGGAAAGAGCCCGGTGAGCGTGTATCGAAGCCTCTCGTATTCCCGGCGACGGTGTATCAAACGGTCTGCACCGAGAACGTTAATTCCTACCGATGGGCGGCGTCTGATGGCATGGACTGCGCCAAGGATATCGTGCAGCTCGGGAAGCCCGCGGACTTCACTAAGGTGGGCCTGTTCATATCGGAGAACGAGGTTCCAACCGAAGAGGAGATCGCCAAGGCGGAACAGCACCGCGTGGATTACCTGGCTTCTCTGGTGAATGAGGCTGACGGGTATTCCGCGGTGAATGGCGGCCAGTCCACGATCAACATCAATGGTCAAGCTATGACTAAATCCAACATCGCTCAGATCCACCGCGATGCCCTGAAAGAGCTGGGATGGACGCGGGATTGGGGAATGAATAAGAACGTGCAGATGGCATCTTGCTGGAACTGTGGCCGCTCTGTTCTGCCGACGTCTGTCAAGTGCTTCCATGACGGATGCGGAGCTCCCTTGAAGAACGAGGAAGCCAAGCAGCGGTTTATGAACGGAGACGAGGAAGAGCCGAAGCGTGGTCCCGGCCGTCCGCGGAGTGTGGCGTAATGCCTCTCGTGGATTCGGTCGGATCTCCATACCCGACCATAAACGAGGTCATGGATATCGCCCGTGCTCGTGTCAACGACATGATGAACGACACGACCGGAGACCTGCTAGCAAATGATGTACCAAGCTCGCAGACCTATCTTACGGCGGCGTGGAAGTGGTATCAGGCTCGATGCGATACGGCAGGCGTGCAGACGTTCAAGAGGACTGTACCGATCTTCGGCATCCCGGTGCGCGCCTCGAACGATGTCGCCTTTGAAAGCTGGATCTCATGGGGAGGATGTAGCGACGGAGTGAATCAGTACGATGGACCGACACTCCCCGCTGACATGATTACGCCGAAGTCGATATGGCGCAGACCCAATGTTCCAGATGGCCAGGTCAACGCTTCGAACAATGTGCAGTTCGAGCTAATGTTCCAGGCTACTGACGGTCTCCCTCCTTATCTGGACCCCAACTGGTATGAGTGGCGCGATGACGGCCTGTATTTCTATGGAGCAACTTACGTTCAGGACTTCAAGCTTAGCTACTCAGCCTATCGCGCACCGCTAGACATTACGCTGCCAAACTCAATTGTCCCGATGATGTGGTCAGAAGATTGTCTTGGAGCTCGCATAGCTTTCGAATTTGCTAGCGCAAGAGGCGCAGATCAAGCGCCAGCAATGGCTGCATGGGCTGAGACAGCATTCAACACAACCTCACAACGTGCTACCCGGATCAAGGGTAGGCAATCCATACGCCGCCAGGGTTATTCGGGTCGGCTCAACAACCGGTATTCCTACCCCAACATTACACCCGATCGCTAAGGAGGCAACATGGCAGTAACTTTTGGTATCAACAGATTGCATCAGTCTTTCGATTCGACTACGTTTTCTGAGTTTTGCGTAGCAACACTCTCTGGAACCTATGCGACGGGAGGATTTACCTGGAATCCGTTCGCGATTTATGGCGGTAAAGGATCCCTCTCGCTTCCATCTACCAATTTCCTAGCGGCCGACTTCTATAGTCCTACCGGTCACACCTATGCGACCACCATGTCCGGAAACACGGCAACCACCAAGATATTCTCCGGCACTACAGAGCTGTCCAACGGAGCCGCAGTTCCCAATGCAACAGTTAATGTAACTGTCCGCAAGAGGAAGATCTAACCGTTGATTAATCCCAAGGGTTGCACGGAGATCTCTATAGGCGTGTTCGGTGGCGCGAATATCGACATGCAGCCTACGGATTTACCGCAGGGACTTTCTCCAGACTGTAGCGATGTCGCGTTCGTACCTGGCTCCGTGCATACCCGACCCTCTCTCAAGGTTCTCTCCTCCCTGGGACCATCGCAAGAGGTTGTCTATGCGGCTCCCTATGTGAAGCCGGACGGGACCACCAGCACCCTTAGCTTCACGAAGAAGGGGAGGATGTTTCAGGACGGGGTTGTCTTCGGTTCTGGACGGGCGGGAACCCTTGGCATCGATAACGGCTATCGGTTCCTAACCTGCAACGCCTTCGGCAAGACTTACATTGCCACCTCCGATGGATCGTATGGAGCAGACGTTCCTCTCCAGCTAACCCCGGAAGGATTCGTTGACCGCGTATCTCAAGACGGCGCTGGAGGAGCTCCTAACGTAGCCAATTCTGCTACGGCGGGGCAGATATCGCCAGGCGTTCATCAGTGCGTGTGTATTTTCCAGACGAGGACCGGGTATCTTACGGCACCGTCTCCTTCGGCCAACTTTACGGCGACTGGCGGATTCAAGGTAGACGTTTCTCGTATCCCGATCGGCCCATCGAATGTGATCGCCAGAATTATCGCCTTCACTGGAGCTAATGGTGCCAACTTCTTTTACCTTCCCGTTCCTCCGCAGCTTAATGGAGTAGCGTCGGGTACGTCTACCGTGGTAAGCGACAACACTTCTACCTCGGCCACGTTCGATTTCACTGATGAAGCTCTGTTCGCTGGGATCGGTATCGATATTCCCGGGAACAATCTGTTCAACCTTCAGGTTTTGGGTCCGTGCCTTGGGTTTTTCGCCTACGCATCGAGACTTTTAGCGTGGGGCGAGAGAAATAAGATACAGAACTTTCTCAACATGGGGTTTGAGGGTGGAGCTTACCCGGATACCCCTACACTTCCGACGGGATGGACGGTAAACAGCCCCGGAGATGGCTCTCTGGTGGGATTTCCTGCAGATTATGGCCCAGCGTGGAGATCCACCACTACGACCATCAGCCAATCTGCCTATCAAGACAGGTTCGGCATAGCGATTATCCAGCCGAACACGCAGTACACGTACCGAGCATGGGTTCAGGGAGTATCGATTGCAACTCTGAGTTCTGCTTCTACTGGATTTACGTCTTCAGCGCAGATTGCCAGCATATCTGGTGAATTTGTAGAGAATACTTTCTCAATTAAGACTCCAGTCGTGATTCCGTCCGATTTATTGCTAACGATTTCGCAGACGGGTACTACGACGGTTGACGAGATGGAGATCATCTACACACTCAACCCGTACATCCTTACCGCCAAAGCTTCGTATGTAAACAACCCGGAATCTTTCGATGGAGTAACGGGTCCTATTGGTCCGGTCGGAGATCCCCACCCAATCATTGGGATGGAGGAAAGAAAAGATCTCCTCTGCCTACTCACGGAAGGGCCGCAAGGATCTCTTTACGAGACGCAGGATACGCCCTCTGGAGAGCCCGCCACGTGGAGCATCAGGCATATTGCCTCGCAGTGCGGCCTTATCTCTGCATGGGGTACTACGAAGTTCGAGGACTGGTTCTCATGGATGTCTGACACTGGCCTGAGAATGTTCGACGGATCCAACGTAGAGAAGATGAGCCAGGAGATTCAGCCTTGGTGGGATGGCATCGACCCAGACAAAAAGAATCAGGCCGTACTCGCGAATGATCCATACACGCGCCGGCTATACATCATCGCGGCGCAGTCTTCCGACAACACTTTCAACCAGATGTACGTCATGGATTACCGCGACCTCAACACTTCAAGTCTGATGGCAAATGCGGGTACGCTGCACATCGGATATACAGGCAAGGTAGTTACCACCGACCTAACGCGCAAATGGTCTCCGTGGACGATGAATATCAACTACTGCGGACTCCTCACCGTCAACGGTGAATCTGTGATGGCGTTCTGCGGCGGTAAGGGAGAGTCGAATGCTGGAGGAAATATCTACACTCTTGCAGAAGGGGTTATCGATGGTATCGATGACTTCTTTGGACCGTTCTGGCAGAACTCCTCCTATCCAACGTACTTCCTGATATCGAACGAGGAGGCAGAACAGAACCGCTTGGGAGTACATCGGCTGCAGCACATGTTTGCGAGCATGAACTGCACCGGGGTTGGCTCAGTATTCTTAGAGCCGAATCTTGACCGCATCGGAAACATCCATGGCGTTACCCGAGCACTCTCGGTGAGCGAGACGATGGATCGGGATCTGGAGTTTGGGCTAAATCTGGCTGCAGAACGCATCAGTTATCGAGTTCGTTGCCAGCCGGCAGGACCACAACCTGCCCCATCTACTTCTCCGGCAGGGTTCAAGCTGTCGTCTATGACGATTGCATTAAAACCGCATGGATTCAGCCCGATCAGAGGAAAGAACTCGTGAGCAATGCGAGCGTTCCTCTTCTCGCTTCGATTATTCAGAAATACCCGGACATCGGCAGGGCTCTCCAATACCTTCAGGACGTCTCGAACAACCTTGGACAGCAGTCTAATGCGGCACCAGTAGGAGAAACCCCTGCTCCGGCAGCCCCTGCGCAATTGAGCGTCGTTGGAGGGGCGGGGATTATCCACGCAATTATCAGCGATCCCAACCCGACCTATCGCGGAAATAGCTACACGATAGAGGTGATTCCTTCGGGCGGGAATTGGGATACAGATGCTCTACCAATTCACCTGGGACCATCTCGGTCTTATAGGGGATCGCTGGGATCTGGCTCGTACAGTCTAAGGGCATGCTCTGGATACAGCACTTCAAACCCTAGTCCGTGGGTCTATGCGAATGTCGATGCTTCTGGGGGATCTCCTCCGGCGTTCCCTAAGTCTACGGGATCAGGTACAGGCGGCGGAGGATGGGGAAACACTCCGTTCGACGGTAATAACCCTCCGATCAGGAAATGATTAGAAAAATTCTCCAGTCAGATCTTCCGCGGTTGAAGGAACTTGGGTTCGATCACGAAATAGGGCCTGATTTCCTCGAAGGCATATGCGCGGTAGACGAGAACGACGTGGTGGTGATGTTTGCCGGTGCTTGGAGCCGCGCTGAGGTCCACATGTGCACCGATCCATCATTCAGCACGCCCGGAGCTCGTCTGGCGTTGCTGAGCCAGGTTCACGATGCCATGGAGTCAGAGTTGAAGTCCCGCAATGTTGGGCAGGCTATTACGTGGTTTGACGAGAGTAAGAAAAGATTCCAGTCGCGCCTCAAGAGGCTTGGCTGGGTAAAGAGTGAGTTCACGGGTTGGTACAGGATCGTTCGCTGAGGAGGCAACTAAGTGGGATCGAACAACGTTAAGGATAAGGCACTAAAAAACTCAGACGTCAACGCGGCTAACGCTGCTAATGCGCTGAGTACCATCAACCCTATTTATTCGGAGATGGCGCAGGGCGATATGGGCCTCACGGACCAGCAGAAGGCCAATGCTCTTACGGCATCTGGTCAGTCTCTGGGTGGTGGAGTGGCTTCGGCAGTCGGCCAGGGTGGTCTCTATGCTGCTCGAACGGGTAACGCTGGAGCTGCTACGGCGGCGCTGGACGACGCTGCGCGCAACGCCTCTGTGCAGCAGTCCAAGAACGCTCTTGATATCCAGAATCAGAGTGATGCAATCGCGCGGGCCAACCAGGCGCAGGGTCTGGAAGGACTTAACAGCATCTATGCGGAATCTAACGGGCAATCCAACGCAAACCTGAATACGGCCAACAACGCGCAGAAGCCATGGTGGCAGACTGCCCTGGCGGGAGCTGCGGGTGGAGCGGGGAAGGCTCTCGGGGCATAAATGAGCACACTACCGAACCCCCTCATCGGCAAAGTACGCCCTTTCATCGGTGGCGGTGTGTCTGCTCCGATGGAGACCATTGACTCCCCGGCCCTGACCAGCACCATCGCGCCTCCTGCTCCAGCAGCACCCTCGATAGGGTCATCTATCCTCACGCCGAAGGTTGACTTACCAAATCAGTCGCAGACGGACATGAACGAGCGCAACCGCCTGCTCAATACCGGATCCGGCGTCGATCAGATAAAGAACCCACTTCTGAAGGGTCTAGCCAAGGCTGGAGACATCGCCGCATCCGTCTTTGCTCCTAACGTTGCCGCATTCATTCCCGGCACGACACTGCACCACAATATGCTGGTCAACCAAGCCACGCGCAATGTTGAAAAGGATCAGGCGCAAGACAAGAACATATCCGAAATTGCTGGCCAGAACGCCCAGACGCAGCATGTTAATGCTGTTACCGAAGGATTGCCGCAGCAGCAGCAGGATACACATGAGCTAGCTCAGGGGCAGCTTGGAAATATTGCCTCAGAGATTCAGGCGCGCAACAACCCGATTCCTAAAAGCGCATTTGAACTTTGGCTCAGACAGAACCCCAATGGAACCGCAGAGGATTTTCAAAAGTTACAGAGCAAGCCCCTGTCGAAGGACGAAGCTGCCACGCGTAACGCGGTATGGGACACAATAGCAGATAAATACCATCTGCCAAAAGGTCAATTTCGCGAGGGAATGAGCAGTGCAGATGCCGCCGCGCTCGCCGCTTCACTTAATCAGGTCATCGGGCGTAATCAGGGAGCCCAGAGTATCGTAATCAAAAATGAGACAGCACAAAACTCTGCTAACAAGGCTCAGGACGCGCAGACACAGAAGGAATATACGGCCGCTGCCAAGGATCTTGGTTCGCAGTTCTCGACCGCCCAGACGCAGGCCGACACTCTCGCCACGGCACGCCAGGAGATCAACAGCGGTGCTATCGGTCAGGCTGCAGGAACTATCAAGACGCTCGTCGGTCTGGCGGGTGGTAAGGGAACAGGCGTACGCATCACGCAGGCCGAATTGAACGCCATCGCCCACGCTCGAGGATTCCAGGGAGACTTCGAGGGAACCATCAATCGCTTGCAGGGTAAAGGTTCTCTGTCTGCTGAGCAGGTTAGACAGATGGATTCACTGCTTGGCGACGTGGAAAACAAGATCCGCGAAAAGATGGCCAAGCAGGACAAATACCTCGATAGGTTGGCTTCCGCGTCTTCTCCTCAGGAAATTAGGCAGATTCAGAGCGAATATCGCAAGGAATTGCTGGGCGGCGGAACAAGTGGAACATCAACCGCTCCCCCCGAAGGAGCAAAAGTTAGAGACTATACCTCGCTGGGGGCTAAATAAATGCCGCAAGATCAATACCAATACATCAAGCTCCCCGACGGATCTTACGGTAAGTTTGCGGCGAACGCTTCAGACGCTGACATTCGCGCGGCAGTACAGAAAGACTTCCCGAGCTCGTTCCCAGCGGCCGAACCAACGTTTACCGACCGACTGATGTCTACAGGAAAGGACCTCCTGAAGGGGGCGGGAGAAGGAGCATTGAGCACGATCTCTTCCGCCGACGAGTTCGCACAAAAGCACCTTCCAGCATTCTTCACTACACCAATTGGGCAGAAGCCCTCTGCGGAGAATTCCGCCAGAGCAACCGCCTATGCCAAGGATCTTGCTACTCCCGTAAATACCACACAGAAGATCGGCAAGGGAATAGAACAGGCTGCGGAGTTCCTTGCTCCTACCGGACTAGAGGAGGGAGCAGCTCAACTAGGTGGGGCAGCCCTGGGGAGGGGTGGTGCTATAGCTGGAAGACTTTTAGGGTCGGGCATTCATTCCGGGGCCATCAACAAAGTGCAGGGAGGATCCTTTGGTACCGGAGCTGCATCTGGAGTAGCTGGAACCGCCATCGGTATGGGAATCAAGGCCATCGCTCCCAAAATAGCGGAGTCGGCTATCGGAGTAAGGGCTACAGACCGGGCATATAAAGGTAAGAACGCCATCGGAACCGCTCTTCTGGATGAGACTACGGGATACACGCCGGAGTCTGTTGGATCATCTGCGCAGAAGGTGTTGGACAAGCTCAACCCAGAACTCGAGAACACCATCGCGGCATCTCCCAACACGGTTTCTCTGGCTGGACCTCGCAAGGTCGTTGCGGATGCGGTTGACACGGCGGCGAAACGCGGAGCCCGAGGATCGTTCGGACAGCTGCAGCCGCTTGCAGAGCATTTGGACAAAAACATCTATGGGTTTCCCATCGCCAGCGATATCCCTGCCATAGACGCACTTAATCTCAACCGCGGATTGGCAGATGATTTCGTGGGAAGCTGGAATCCTGCAACGCTCAAGAATGTTAGCGGTACAGCTGCGCAGGCTTATCACGAGCTAGGAGAGGGGATCAAGCAAGCTGTACCAGAATCCCGTCCACTCTATAGCCGCATCTCCAACCTTATTCCCGTCGAGAAGAGAGCTTCTGGTGCTGCACTTAACGCTTCTACCACGCAGAAGCTAGTACATAAGATCGGAGCCCCAACCGGGGCTCTTGTGGGAAGCATCTACGGCGCAGAAGAGGGATACAAGAAGGGTGGAATCGGAGGAGGTATTGCTGGTGGCCTGGGAGGATTGATACTGCCGGCGCTTGCCACTACTCCGACTGGACAGATAGCCCTAGCCAGAGTGCTCAATTCTTCTGGTGCGCAAAAAGCTATAAAGTCTGCTACTGGACTTGGACTGCAGCTAGATCGCCCCGCTAAGGATGCAGAGAAGTAGCAATACGAATCCTGCAATAGGGAAATGTATCGTCTCTTCCGGGAACCGGCGCATAGTAACCGCTTCATGGATGGATGCGCCGGTAAAAATCGATAGAAACAAGCCAAAGAGAACGATAAGGACCATAAGGTTATTTTACCTGTAAACCGGGGGTGTACGGTATCGGCTTGGAAGGTATAGGGGTAAGCGCAGGGCTATGGGCATTAGCCTCATTCCTGGCATTCATCCCAACCGTATAGGCTTCAACCGCTACATCCGCGATAGCCAGGGCTCGAGCAATCTTGGTGTGATGATGTCTCACCAGAAGATTGTGTCCCTGAATCACCGCAACATGGGCACCAAACTGGAACCCGTAGGCCATCCACACAGAGTGATTCTGGCCCGGAGCAATAGGATCCATCTCGTGGAACCGGTTGGTTCCGTCAAACACGGTCCTTTGGGTTGTGATCGCATCGCCCAGCCTTAGAAGGGCGTCGGCCTGAAATAGGCGCTGCTCGAAAATACCTCCATCTATACGAAGAGGGTTATATTTCTGGAACGTTGTAAGTTTTGCGGTAGGCTGTGCGGTTTGGGCCGAGATTGGCAGTACGGTGAGGAAAATTAAAATAATCTTCGCGATATATTTATAAGGCATGGTGTTTTCACCTCTATCCAGGTGGAATTTATGGGGAGTGTCCCGGCAAGGACCTCTCCAGCCATGCACCATATTACCGTTGCCTCCTAAGATTGCAAGAACTATTTGCTAACACCTTAGTGCCATAAGCCGGTACTTTCTCAAGCTATTAATTCTAAACACCTTGCCGCCTATTATGGCGGCTTTACTGTTAGGAGCCACATGAAGAAGCTGATACTGCTTATGGCGGTAGCAACCTCCTACGCCTTCGGCCAAGGAATTTTTGTCCACGACAACGTGACCACGTCTGCTAAAAACGTGCCTCCTGGTGCGCAGGCTCCCGTTTATACCGTGCCATATTCCAAGGTCACCGTATGCGCATACCCGGCAACTCCTGCCGATGGCTCCCCCTGCACCAACAAAGTATCCATCTATAACGGCCAAGAGCTCACCCCTGGCGAGTTGATCTCGAATCCCCTCACCACGGATTCACAGGGAAGATACCAGTTCTGGATCGCTCCCGGAATCTACAGCTACAGCATCGAAACTTCGGCCGGAGTTTTTGTTGGAACCCTCCCGCTGACATCGAACGCTCAAGTGGGTCCGCAGGGCCCTGGAGGAATTGGTTGCGGGGCCACAAATTGTATCGTTGCCTCTCCTGCTGGAGATCAAACGATCACTCAACCCGTAAACACCAGCCTGAATGTTGTCACCAGTGGGGCGGGAGGGCTGAAGCATAACGGATCGATCGTGGTAGACGCCTCTCCTGCTGTCAGCCAGTTCATATCGCAGCCGACAGGGACCAACTTTGCAATAAACATCATTAACGGAGACGTCTATCTGGACGGCGTTTACTACACAACGATATCGTCTGCCCTAGCTGCCATCCCCTCCGGTGGGACTGTAAGGATAACCGCTGGCACCTATATGGTAAGCTCGACTCTTACGATCGCTTCCAACGTAGACATCGAGTGCTCCCCAAACAACAAGACTATTCTGATGGCCAGCTCATCGCTAAATGCGGTCATGGTCTCGGGAACTTCGATCAACCATTCCAGGATCTCCGGGTGCGTGTTCGACGGAAACCGTTCTGGCAACGCCAATCTCTTCGGCGGCTTGGCCCTGGTTGGGTCTACCAACAACAAGATTATCGGAAATCATTTCCAGAACTTCTCCGGTGGAGGAATCATATATCTCGGAAGCGGTTCTAACTTCAACACGATCCAAGATAACGAGATCGACCATTTCGGTCGCCCTCTACCGGCGGCAATCAATGGGAATGAGTGCATCTCGCTTTTCCCAGGCTCTTCTGCCGGCATTCAGGACAATGACGTAATTCACAACTACTGCCATGATGGCAGCGGTGGAATCGCGCTCTACAATAACGGCGGAATTGCCGGAACCAGCGCTAATACGTCGCGCAACCGCTTCCTCCATAACACCGTCACCTCAATGACGAATGATGCCTTCCTGCTCTTCAGCGATCCTACCGCTAATCCGCGTGGAACATTGATTAATGGAAACATCTTCTCCGAAAACATCGCTCGGTGTAATGGATGGCCAGCGGGCGGCACAGGATGGGATTCAATAAGCTGCCCTCCTGGCTTTCTGCAGAGCGGTTCTAATGCGGGCCAGGGAGTTGGTTTCAACCAGAACTCGAACCAAGCCGATCAGAACCAGTTCATTGGCAATCGTGGCGAGTACAACTTCTATGAGGGTGGAGATGATACTCCACAGATCTTCGGGACGGTAAACACCAGCAATGGTGCTCTCGGTAGCTGTTCCTCGAACTGTGTCCAGTGGGTATCAGGCGGGACTTTCTTGACTACGTGGAAGGCAGGACAGGGCGTTGATATTGGAGGCGTATTTATGAACATTGCCTCGGTACAGAGCTCTACCGTCCTTACCCTTACCGCTGCGCCTGGA